CAAGCACACCTAACAGTGACGAAGATACATTTGCTACTATTTGGAAACAAGCAGAAGATAAGTTTGACGAACATGGTAATGAGCAAGAAGTTGGACTAAACGGATTTCACAGTTTTAGAAGTTATTGGAACGAACATCCTGACAGAGACGATGAATGGAAAGTTGAAGAACTAGGACGTATTGGTGAAGAAAGATTTAGACGTGAATACGATTGTGAATTCTTAGTATTCGATGAAACACTAATTAACGCTATAAAATTAGCAGCAATGGATGGCGATAATCCTGTAGTTAACATGGGACAGACACGTTGGTATAAAAAGCCAACTCCAGAATTTACATATGCAGTTGCACTTGATCCTAGTATGGGCACAGGTGGAGATAATGCTGCTATACAAGTGTTTGAGTTACCAAGTTATGAACAAGTAGCAGAATGGCAACACAATACTACAGCGATTCCTGGACAAATTAGAGTGCTTTCAGACATATGTAATTACCTACAAAAAGAAACCGGGAATGCCAACGGAATTTACTGGAGCGTAGAGAACAATGGAATAGGCGAAGCGGCGCTTCTCGTTATAAACGACTTTGGTGAAGAGAATATACCCGGATTATTTGTTAGTGAGCCTATCCGCAAAGGACATGTACGTAAATTCCGTAAAGGCTTTAACACTACACACGGCACCAAGATAAGTGCTTGCAGTAGATTAAAGACTATGATAGAAAATGACAAAATGATAGTGCATTCAAAACCATTCTTGTCAGAGCTTAAAAACTATGTTGCAACAGGTAGTAGTTATCAGGCCAAACTCGGACAAACAGATGATCTAATTAGTGCTACACTACTTGCAATAAGAATGATGGCTGTATTAAAAGATTGGGATCCAAGAATATATAACACATTTACACAAGCAGAGGAAATAGAAGACTACGAAGCACCAATGCCTATCTTCATAAGTAGCAACTATTGATAAATACAATACAATGAAAAATTTAGACCTTATATCAGAAGAACTTTTTAACAAGATACGTGGACGTTTTCCTAGTGTTACAATAGGCGACAGTCAAGGAAATGTGACCAATGTACCCAAAGATGCTAGATACTTTGATTTCGATTACAAAGAAGGTGATACTAATTTAGGAAAAATTAGTGTTAGTCTTACTGACGATGCAGTTGAAGTGATGTATGCTGATAATTTTGTAGGCGAACAAGACGAACTTACAAAAACAAAATGGTATGATTTTTTGAAAGAACTAAGACAATTTAGCAAAAAGCGTCTATTAAGATTTGACACACGTAACATCAACAAGTCAAATTTAGATCGTAGAGATTATGCGTTTTTAGCAACAAATCGCGGAGACAACACAATGAGTGAATCAAAGATGTACGGAACTAATAAACATAGTTACCAAAACGTAGATAGTGCTAGAATAGTTATCAAGCACACAGAAAGTGTAAACCCAGAACTTGGAAAAGCACGTACAAGAAATATTGGAAAAATATATATTGAAAGTGCAGATGGCGAAAGATTTTTATATCCTTACAAACATCTAACTGGTGCTAGAGCAATGGCAAGACACGTTGCAGAAGGTGGTAAACCATTTGATGATTTTGGAACACACATTGTAGGCCTAAGTGAAGAGATGAATAAACTCCGCAAGTTTAAATCTTACATGGGTCGCTCAGCAGTGATGGCAGAAAGTCTAGCAGGTTACATGGATGTTGTTAAAGAAAGAATCACCACAGTTAGAAAAACAATTGAGAGTTTACAAAAGCCAAAGTTTTATGCAGAAACTATTGCCGCATATGAAAAGCCTATTATTGAAGATGTACCAAATGATGTTGCAGAAAACTGGGTTGATCAATTAACAATAAGACAGTTCAATGAAGAATTAAAAGATGTGTTTCCTTACATTTACAACTTAGTAAGCGAAGCTACAAAAGCACAAGATTTGTCACCAGAAGATTTATTAGGCGAAGGCATCGACGATGTTGAAGTAGGCGCACCAGCAGAAACATATAAAGTTGCACCGGGCGATACACTATACAGCATCTATATGAAATTTAAAGATGCTAACTTCCAAGGACATGATAGAGATACAGCACTACAAGCAATCATGGATGAAAATCCAGATATAACAGATCCGGCAATGATACAACCAGGCATGGTTATACAAATGCCTTACTTTATGGGAAGTGGACCAAGTGGGTCAACTCGTGGTATGCCAGGAAGTTTTGACAAATACGGAGAAGAAATTGAAAACAATTTCGAAGACATGATGGGTCAATTTTCAGAAGCAAAAGAAGAAATGTGCCCAGAAGCATGTTGCGGCAAGCCTGTAACAGAATGTGCTTGTGGACCAGATTGCAAACATTGTGATTGTCATGAAAAGAACAAAGCAATGAAAGAAGCTAAAGGCAAAGATCACGATGATGACGGTGATATTGATTCAGACGATTATATGGCTGCAAAAGACAAAGCAATTAAAAAAGCAATGGGCAAAGACGACGAAGAGCTAGAAGAACAAAAGATACCAGTATCAGAATTTATACTATCTTTGTTTGATAGAGAGCAAGGCACATTTCCTAAAGGTGAAACAGCAGTATTAACAGCAATTGAAAAAGACTACGGTGAACAGTATATTGAACCAGCAAAACAGTTTATTGAGCGTATACAATCTACATACGAACAATATGTAAACCCTGTACAAGAACCAATGATTGACGAAGAACCTGAAGGCACTGTAATGGAGCCTACTATTGAGCAAGATGAAGAAATGGATGAATCAGGCTTACAGTATTACACAGGTGTAAAAAAGCACGGCAAGGAGTACATGGATAAAGCAGCAAAAGCAGGACGTGAAGGCGCTAGCCAGGAAGAACTTGGGCGTATAAAGGACAAATACAGCAAGGCTGAAAAGAACAAAGATACAAAAGAAGCACAAGATATCATGAGATTAGCAGGATTATAATCCTACTATAAGTTTTTATGTTTTTTCTTTAAAAAAAGACTTGACAACTAGTATAATACAGTATATAATAATAACTGTGCTATACAAACAAAGGCACTAGTAGCATTAGAGCTACTGCACATAGGCATAACATATAGGAGGCATAACTATGGCATCATTAGCAGAAATTAGAGCTAAACTTAAAGAACAAGAAGCCAATACTGGCGGACAACGACAAGGCGGCGGCGACAACGCGATTTACCCATTTTGGAATATTAAAGAAGGCGAGAGTGTTACTCTGCGATTTCTTCCAGATGGCGATCAAGATAATACTTTCTTTTGGAAAGAACGCTTGATGATTAAACTTCCTTTTGCAGGAGTAAAAGGCGATACTAACAGTCGTCCTGTACAAGTACAAGTTCCATGTATGGAAATGTATGGTGATAGCTGTGGTATTTTACAAGAAGTCCGCGGTTGGTTTAAAGATCCTAGTCTAGAAGACATGGGTCGTAAATATTGGAAGAAACGTTCATACGTATTCCAAGGATTTGTTAATGATAATCCATTATCAGAAGATTCAACTCCTGAAAATCCAATTAGACGTTTTATTATTGGTCCACAAATTTTCCAAATTATTAAGCAGGCGCTTATGGATCCAGATATGGAAGAACTACCAACAGATTATACTGCTGGTGTAGACTTCCGTCTTAACAAAACATCTAAAGGTGGTTACGCTGACTATGGCACAAGTACATGGGCACGTAGAGAGCGTCCGTTAAATGATGCTGAAATGAATGCAGTTAATACGCATGGTCTATTTAACTTCTCAGACTTCTTACCTAAGAAGCCAGATGAAACTGCTATTAAAGTAATGCAAGAAATGTTTGAAGCGTCAGTAGACGGTGAAGCATATGATGCAGAACGTTGGAGCAACTATTTCCGTCCAAGCGGAATGGCTGCACGTACAGGCGACCCGACACAAACAGCAAGCCCACAAGCAACTGCTGTTAGTCAAAGTGCGCCAGTAACACCAACTCCAGCAGCAACTCCAGCACCAGAAGTAGCACCTGCTCCAGCACCAGAAG